GTGTATAAGAGACAGCAGCGCACCGAGAAAAACGCGCGGAATAAAACGGTGGAATATTTGCGCGCCAACGGAATGAGCCAATACGCCGACATGATTGAGGCGGGCCAATTGCAGGCGAGCCAAGTGCTGGGCGCGATTATGCAGAAAAGCATGGCCACGCCTAAATTGCCGGCGCAGCAAGACAATTATGATTTTTGGATTAGGAAAGGCTTATCGCCAGAGGAGGCGCGCGCAATGGTTAAGTCTGGCAGCTCAATCAATATGCCAGGCCCTGAAAGTGCTGACGCTGTTTTGCGCAAGCAAATGATGAAAAAGCAAGGCGAGTCATTTAACGCAATAATGGACGCCGGAAGCGCCGCCGCTAATGCCGCTGCAGATTTACAGACGCTGCAAGCGCTTGCACCGCTTGCGCCAACTGGCCCGGTGGCCGGACGGTTTGCCGAGGCGTTCCCAGAATTTGACGACGTATCCGCGTTGCGGCAGTCGATTATTAACCGCATAGCGCCAACTCTGCGCGTTGAGGGATCTGGCGCTACGTCTGACCTAGAATTCAACGCAATGCTCAACTCGTTGGGCAGTTTGAAAAACACACCAGAGGCGAACATGGCGATTATTGCGGTCATGCAAGCTAAAGCCGAAATGAACATAAAGAAGAAATCAATCATCCGAGAATATTCAAAAGGGCCAGAAAAAGGCATCACGTTTGAGCAGGCAATTGAACAACTTGAACAGGTTGAGAGCGTTTCAACTATACCGCAGGCAGTGCAAAATATTCTTAACAATTACAGCGGGGCTGCAGAGCCTATGACGTCTGAACAGGCTGAAGACTTACTATTGAATGGGGATTAACAATGGCTGATATGACATACGCAGAAAGTCAGCGCATTTTGGAAGCGGTGAGGGTTCTGGAGGGGCAAGAGGCCAACGGCACAATCACCGAGAATGGCCGCAAGGCGCTTGCCAAATACCGGGGCAAAACCAAAACGGCCAAACAATCCGAAATTGAAACCATCGCCAGCTATCGCGGCATGCAGGCCACCGCGTCGTTAAACGCCGCTGACGAGATTGTCGGCGCGTATAAATTTGCCACCGATTTGTTTAAAAACGGCGATATTGAAGGTGCAAAACAGGCGTACACCAAATATCGCGATCTGGTGCGGCAACGAGATATGGCCGCGCAAGTACTGGCTCCAGAGCAATACGCAAAAGGGCAAATGGCCGGATCAATCGCGTCTGCAGCCATACCCGCCGCCGGCGCATCAAAACTCATGCAGGGCAAACAGCTTGTCACGCAAATGGGCATTGGATCTGCCCTTAGCGGCACTAGCGTGGCGCTGCCAGACTTTATGTCTGGCGATGGCTTTGTTGATAGCGTTAAGCAAATTCCACCAGTAGGCACGGCTGTGGGCGCAACCATTGGCGCAGTGGCCCCGGTTGCCGGCGAAATCGTTGGCGCAGGCTGGCGCGGCATTCAAAACAAGTTTCGCGGCGTTGGCAATTACGGCTCAAAATCTAGCCAGACTTTGGCGCGCAGTGCAAACAGCGCCGAGGCCGGTGGGCAGGACATACAGGCACATTTGGACAGCATTGGGCCGCAAGGCACGCTGGCCGACGTGCCAGGGCCAACTCAGCGTTTAGCCCAAGGTTTGGCATCAATGCAAGGCGAAGGCGGCAATATCCTGCAGCAATCAATTACCAAGCGAGCGCAAGGCGCTGGCGGGCGTATCGATGCGGAAATGACCAAGCGCGTTGACGAACCAGGCGCGGCGTTTGCAGCTCGCACCGAGCTTGCCACCGAGCGCGGCGACGTGCTGGGGCCAATGTACGAGGCCGCCAAAAAGAGCGGCATGACGTTTGACGTCAATCCAATTCGGCAGCGCATTTTAAGTTTGGCCGGCGATGCCTCTGCCGACGTTAAAACTGCGCTCGGCACGGTGTTAAAGGATTTGGGCAAGCTCGGCGACGTATCAGCGGCTAAGCTGCACAACGCCCGCGCCGCTTTAAGTGATGCGCTATCCGAGGCCACACGCGCCGGCAAGGGCAATAAGGTTGCTAGTCTAAAGCCAGTTTTAGTCGATATTGATGAAATGCTGGATGATGTGCCGAATTACCCAGAGGCGCGCACAGGCTACGCAAACAACATGGCAATGGAGCGGGCTATAGAGGACGGGCGCAAAGCGTTCACCGGATCTGCCGCCACGGCCATGTCGCCCGCTGAAATGCGCGTGATGCTGGGTAAAATGTCCAAAGCCCAACGTGATGCATATAAGAAGGGCGCGCGGGAATATATCACTGCGCTCATGGGCACGTCGCGCAATGATGCGGCGGCAGCTTGGGGCCAGTTTGAAAAAGGCTTTAACGCCGAAAAACTAGCAATGATTATTGGCGACGCAGACGCGGCGTCAGTGATGAAAACGCTGCGCGCAGAAAACGCATTTAGCACCACTCGCACCAAGGTTATTGAAGGCTCGCAAACTGGGCAGCGGCGCGAGGCGGCTGACGCGTTGGGCGATTTCCGCGACGTGGACACCGACAGAGCGCCCGGACCTGGCACCCGCTTTAAGCGCGCTATATTTGACCGCCCAATCAATGAAATAATGAACCAAATCGTATACGGCACGCGCCAAAGCAGGGCCAATCGAGAGCTGGGCGAAATGCTATCTATGCAGGGTCCGCAACGCGACCAGCTCGTGCGCGAACTGGTGGCCGAGGCGCGCCGCATAGACGATCCAACGGCATCGCAAAAGCTACTGCAATTTTTAACGACGGCAGGCGTGTTAACCGCCGCGCCGCTTGTGGGAAGAGAATGAAATGCACACAGAACCAAAGACCCGCGAGCAAATAGAGGCAATCGTGCAAAACGCCGTTGAAGAGGCGGTTGAATTTGTTGAGGCGGAGCTGCGCGACGAGCGCATAAAGGCACAGCATTACTACGACGGGCAGGTTTATATCGGCCACGAAGATGGCCGCAGCAAGGTCGTGGCCACCAAGGTGCGCGACGTGGTGCGAGCGGTTAAACCCAGCCTCATGCGGGTCTTTTTAAGCACGTCACGTCCCGTGGAGTACGTGCCGCGCCGGCCCGACCAGACTGCACATGCAGAGCAGGCCACGGCCTTCATGCATCACGAATTTGAGCGGCTAAACGGTCATAAAATCTTGGGCGATGCGTTCCACGATGCGCTGGTAAAAAAACAGGGCATTATTAAGGCGTATTATAAGAATTATCCGCACGCTGAGATTTTCACGTACACCGATTTAAACGACGATGAATTGACCATGCTGGCCAGCGAAGATGGCGTGGAAATCATCGAGCAAACCACCGAAATGACAGCCGCCATTGATGAGATGGGCATGCAGGTTGAGGCACCGGTGCATGCGGTGAAACTCAGCCGGCAATCAACGCGCGGCGAGCTGTGCGTTGAGTCGGTCCCACCAGAGGAATTTTTCGTTAACGATACGGCCAGATCCTTGTCCGATGCGTATATCGTCGCGCACAGAACGGAAATGCGGATGGGCGACGTCTTGGCGATGGGGTTTGCCCCAGAACAAGTGATGGACCTGGACAGTTTTGATAACGGCGTTAACGGCGATGAAGAGGAAGATTTCGCGCGCACCGGGTACAGCAATTCTAGCAGTGCCGAGGATGCTGACGCTGATGAAATGAAGCCGGTGACAATCACCGAGGCTTACATGCGTCTCAGCATCGATACCGACACGCCGGTGCTGCACAAGTTTGTGCTGGGCGGCACGTCATACACATTGCTGGACTTTGAGCCGTGCGATGAGCTGCCGTTTGCCAAGCTGGAGATTGATCCAGAGCCGCACGCATTTTACGGGCGCTCACTAGCCGAGATTGTAATGAACGACCAAGATGCGGCAACGAGCGTGTTGCGCGGCATTCTTGATAACGTCGCTATGGTGAACAACCCGCGCATTGCTATTACCCCCGGCGTAAACGTGGACGATTTGTTAAATTCGGAAATTGGCTCAGTGGTGCGTATGCAGCAAATGGGTCAGGCGCAAGAGCTGACAACGCCTTTCGTAGCGGGCCAGACGTTGTCCGCCCTAACCTATCTGGATGGGTTGGTTGAGCAGAAAACCGGCGTGACGCAGAATATGGCGCTTAACCCGGATGCCATGCAATCAACCGCCGCCGCTGGCATAAGCGCCACGGTTGAGGCTGCCGCTGCGCAAGTTGAAATGTATACGCGCAATCTGGCGGACGGCGTAAAAGATCTGTTTGGCATCATGCTGCGCTTGATGATTAAGAATTGCGATGAAGAGCAGATGATGCGAATTTCTGGCGGGTTCCAGAAGGTGGACGTACGCGTGTGGGACAGCACGATGGACATCCAAGTAAACGTCGGCCTTGGTACCGGGCGCGAGAAAGAAAAACAAGCGGCGCTGCAGCAAGCATTGCAGATGCAGACGATGGTTTATCAACC